TTTCCAGTCAAATCATCTAACTGAATTTGATAGTGCTTGGTTACTGCTTTAACAAACTTTTCATCCGCTTCTAAATCAAATCGGTGTAAATCAGTTTTTGCAAATCTTCTGACAATAGGGTCAACTTTTTTATTTTTCAGTGCAGGTGCAATACCTTGTGATTGTAACCATTCATATTCGAACGCTGATGATCTTTGTAGACTCATAGCGCCATCACTTTCGGATAATGTTTGAATGTCTGGTTTACTCAATCCTAAGTTATCAGGGTCAAGTCTGTTGTATAAATCGCGAGACTTAACACGGTCGATATCATAAACAGCACGCGGCTGACGCGGTGAATAAATATCTGCATCAAATGTTCGTGCTTTTGAATCATTGAGTAATTTAGGATCAGCTAATAAAGTCACTTCACCGAAACCTGAGAAGTCTGAAATATCAGATCTGGCTACAGCCAACGAAGGTGCGGCAAGACCACCCAGGTCACTTGCGGCAATGATATTTTCAGATGACAAATTGTGTGCAACAAAAAGATTTTTTTCATCAACCGGCGATTGAAATAATGCTTTAGATTCATCGAAAGTTGTCAAATCAATAGTCTCACTAATGTGTTTTTCATCAGTAGTAATGACACCATCATAACCATCTGCAATTAAAGCTTTACTGAGTTTTTTACCAGTTTTACCACCATACTGTTTTGATAGTTCTTCTTTCCATTTGATACCATTTGCAGGTACAACCAACGGATTATAAAAAGTTAAAGTTCCACCGATGAAACCGTTGTCAGCTTCATCAGATCTTTTCTTTGATGCTACATTCACAAATCTCGCAGCAGGTTCAAAATCACGACCGAATGTGTCACCTTCTTCTGGTAATCCAAAAATACCAGTTGCAGATTCAGTGTTGTGGGTAAAGTTAAAAGTGACAGGTTTACCCGTTTCAACTTTGTCAACATCACCTTCATCTTTTAATTGAACAGGTTCTATTTCTGATTGCGCTAACAAATCCCCGGACTCTTTGAAATCAGGATCAAATGCAGCATTGACTGATCGAATATTAGCAGGATCAAATACGACCACCTCATCTGATCCATCAGGCATTTCACCTTTCAATATGATCCCATCATGACCTTTAACAATTAAGCTGGTCACATCTTCACCCAGGGGTAATCCAGTCTCAGATACGAATGGATTATCTAAAGCAACATAGGCTGGTATTACATTCGGTGATTTACCATTACCCCGACCATCTAATCTGTCAGCTATGTCTGCAAAATTACTTGCCTGATCAGGACTATTGGTAAAATAAACGCCACCATTACCGGCCTTACCCACTTTTGTTTCCCGAAAAACATCAATATCATCTGCTGTACCATGATACAAAATTTGCTCAGTATCAAAACCCATATCAGCAGCACGTTGCAACCGGGCATCCTGTGACATGTCCAAACCTTTATCAACAGCCTGTTGCCATTCTGAAGCTTCAACAACATTCTCACCTTCAAACCCAGTTTCTTTAGCCTGGGTTAATATCTGATCACCCTCAAGTCGAGCACGTTCACCTGTTTGTGGACCTTCAATCACCAATCCTGAATTCTCATAAACCTCTTTGACACCGATACCCTGACGCTGTGCTTGTGCAGTTGCCCATGCCGGTACAATCTGAGCCATGAAATTTGCATTCGCCTGGTTAACTTGACCGGTGTCAACCAGTTGATCGCGCACAGTGTTATAGATTTCCTGTGCCTCGACATACTGGCTACCACTTTCTTCAGCTTCATCGAGCAAACCTTGAACATAGTTCTGAGTATCTTTGGTGACCTGCTCCTGTCTGAACGTCGAATTAGTTTCGCTGTTCAGCGTCATGCTATCTTTCAACTGTGCATAGTGCTCAGTACCTGCAATGTCAGTTGCAAAATCTTCAATTGGGATCTGGACATCAACACCAGTGTCTGATGACTCTTTTACCTTTTCCTGAAGCAATGACAATGCTTCATCATTTGATATCTCGGCTGGTGTTTTGGTTTGCAGGTATAGTGATGCCTGGACGCTATCGATGAATACATCTGAGTCTTCTTCAGTGGCCACCTGAGCGACGAATTGTTTGAACGAATCCTTGCTTCGCTCGCGTGTGGTTGATTGACTAGCAGCAGCATCAAGTGCATCGAGCTTACGTTTCTGAATCTCTGCACCAGTTTCTTTTCCCTCCTCAGTTTTTGACAGTGCGTCAATGGTTTTTCTGATACCAGTAGCAACACCGGCTTGTGCGCCACCGGCCACCACGGTTGCAATTGCTGTGACCGCTTGTCGTTGCAATTGAATGTCAACTTTTTCATCTATGGTTTCAGCATTTTGAAGCTGTTCATCCAGTCCAAAAGCATAAGCATTCAGAGATTGCCCCAGGGTGGCCAGTTGCTCAGTACCCATTTCCTGAACCATGAACTTCAATGCTGATTTAGTCATCCCTGTACTACCACCTGTGATGATAGTCTCAAGGGTTTTAGTCGGTAGCATTTCTGTACCAACCTCAATGGCAGCATCGATACCGGCGAAGAATGAAGCTTTTTGTGGTGTGAGTCCTTCAGATCGTCCTGAGCCGTATGAATCACCGAACGTCTGTAAACCCATAGTAGTCAGCAACGGTGCAGCACGACCACCTGAGAGCAGCATCAAGGCGAAACCAGGTGCCATAGTACCCAGTGATTCAATACCGCCACGGACACCTTGCTCTAATGTGTTCAAATCGTCAGGTGTTAATTCACTGCGCGTTTCGTGCAACTCTCGAAGTTGACCCAGCATTTTTGTGGTCATTTCTTCTTTTGCTTTTTTCAGTTGGTCATCGGTGGTGATACCGAAATTAGCCGCGACATTTCTTGATATTTCGAAAGCTTCCATTTCCATGCCAATAGGCAATGCCGACATCGGCACAATATCTTGAATTCGATTTGAACTTAAATCGACACCGGCTAAACCCAAACCTGCACCTTGTGCTTCAAAACCAACAGCTATCGATTCACCAATACCTTCGAAGGTTTTACTGAAATTGAAAACATCCTCAATTGACTTGAGCACGTCGACATCATCCTGAGCAATGACCGCGTTATCGTACCCCGTCAGAAATTTTGATGTTTTGGGGTTATCTTTCGCAAGATTGTTAAACTGGATCTTCCCCAGGTCAAATGAGTGTTTGACACTTTCATCAACAGCAAAAGCGGGAACACCCGTTTCACCGGCCAATCTGACATCTTCAGCATGTTGGACTGGATTAACCTTCAAAGCTTCACTGAAGTTCGATTTGACTCGATCAGGTTCGCTCTGGTCCTGATCCTCAATATTATCGATATCTATGAGATTTAAATTGATAGGCATTATTGTGTAGCCTGTCTGAATGCTTTGATTATGGTTTCTGCTGTCACTGGTTTATCATTGTCCCGTAGTAGGTTGACGATACTTTGCAAACTTTCATCACCGTGAGCATCGACGAATTGTGATAGTTCTGACACTTTAGATGCTTCAGTGTTACTCAGATCAATTTCAATGTCTGATGCTAAGAAATCGATCCCAGCGAAAGATCGTTGAATAACAAATCGACGACTGAAATCAGCAAGCACACTGTCAATTTCAGTCGGTGTTAACTTACCCTGTTTTAAATTTTCGGCTTCTTCGATGTCACTCTGAACAGCTTCCATTAAACTTTGAACCTTCGCAGTTTTCACCCGGTTGCCTTGCCAGCTTGACTTTTTACCGAAAAACTGTTCAGCAATTAAATTTACTTTTGATGAAACAGTTTGAATACTGGTTATGCTTTGACCCTGTTTCGCTTTATTAACAGCAGATCGAACCCGAGTTACATCAGCCGGGTTCAGATCACCGACCAAATCAACTGGGTTAACCTTGACCAATTCATCACGCGGCAATGACAATATAGTGTTGAGCTTAATCTGATCAGTCGTTGTGTGTTTACCTGCAAGCAGATTGTTACGCTGAAGTGACGACATCCCTTCCCAGGCTTCAGGTTGTTGTGCTTTAAATTCTTCAGCACTCCCACCATTATTAACGTGCTCGATACCTTGATTGTAAAACTCAGCTGATACTTCTTTTTCAGCTGTCTTCTTGCGATTGAATTGATTCATTGATTCAGTCATCGTCTTTTTACGAAGCTCTGGATCTTCAATTTTATTTACTTCGTTGATTATTTCAGATCGGGATTCAACATCGCGAACCAATCGACCAGCCTCAGAGATTGCCTGAATAGCATCACTCTGAGTCTTTTCAATTTTCTTCTTTCGTTCGAGTAGTTCATCAATCTTAATTTTGTCTGGACCTTCCAAACGATCACCGTGTTTCTCGATCGCAGCTTCACCATCAACAGAACTGCTGTTCAGAGCAGCAGTGATAATACTTTTCGCATAAACCGATTCAAATGTTTGCAGATTTTCGGCAATTGTCTCAGCACTGAGACCCTGCATTTCACCGGAATCTAACACTGACCCGCGACCCAATTCACGATTCACTTTAACTCGATCAGGGTCATTCCAGTACAGTGATCCTGATTCAATTGAATTTTCAATCTGTGATTCGAGTGTTGCAACTTCCCAGGCTTTCAAACCCTTAGCAGCATGACGCGATATATCGACACCAGCCCTGGTGATATGAACGTCAGCTGAACTATCAAACAGAATTCGTGCACCAGGCCCCAGTGCATCACCATGTGTTTTTTTCAACTCTTCAAGATTTTTACTGATGGTAGCAGATTGATCATAAGCGTCACGTCCCTGGCTGTTGAAATAGCCTGTGTCCGGGTTGAAGAACAGGGCGTTTTTCTCACGTTCAAAACCAACCAAAGCTTCTTCAGCAGATGTGATATCAATACGCTGCTTAACCTTCTGTGCCGATAACGCCAGATCACTGACAGCATTGATGACCTGACCACCGAAAGCACCTTCAGGGGCACCCTGTGCATTCGGCTGTGCTGCTGGATTAGTCTGTACCTGGTTCGGTTGATATTGTTGTACTTTTGGCATTTAGTCCACCAGGGGATATGAAACAGCACCGCTGCTGTGGGTAATCGCACCAGTTTTTGCGGCACTATTAGGTTTCAACCACTTATCAGCAACACCTGAATCAAGGATATTCGCAGTACCACCGAGTATAGTTGCTGTCGCATTGTTATTTCCCGCTACCCCGGCGAAATCCGCCTGTTGAGTTAACAAAGCAGATTGAGTTTGCAGTGCACTAGCCCTTGAATCAGTGTTGCTTCTGATCCTGAGAGCATCAGCTTCACCCTGAAGTAGTGTATCTTCTTGAAGTTGGAAAGCTGAACCAGAAGTCAGATCGACATTGTTAGCGGCCAACTGAGCACGTTGTTTCGATACGAATTGATTGACTCTATTTCGATGTGCAATCTCAGCCTCAGTACCAGCCGCACGTTCTTCTTCGGCCTGGTTTTCAGCAACCCTGGCATTATATTTACCAGTGTCCCTTTGAAACCTACCTTGATCCCTTTGATTTTTAGCAGCAAATAATGTCGATGCTGCCATCACAGCTAATGTAGGACTACACATAATCCTGTCTCTCGATGTGGAATTTATGGAACATAGCACCATTAAACCCGTATTTTTCAGGTTCCTCAATAGTAAAACCGATTCTTTTCAACCATCGGATACTTTCATAGTTCTCAGAATGCACCCAATTATACAACTTTGAACATCGATTAAGCATTTCATTCATGACTTGTGGGACCAATTTGACGAATTGACGCTTGTGCTTCAATGCTGTATCAGTACCCAACAACCATGTAACACCCATTCCTGACAATATATCACTGACGACTAAACCCAGCATGACACAAGGTTCATCATCAACCACGACCACAGCAGAGAAATCAGATCGATCCCAACCATCGATTAAAGCTTTGATCGGTGTTTGTCTTCTGGCTTCCCAAATTTCATTGATATCAGCTTGTCGCATATCACGCGCTATCGCCTTGATCAGGTTCATATCAGGTTCGACAAATTTAACTACCACCGATGTCGACCCTTGGGGTAACCGATAAAATAGCCAATGGTAATGGTGATCTTTGCTCAATTCGAACGCCGCCGCTATCACCCCATTGAGGATCAATGACTACTTCTTGCTTATAAGTTTTAAGGCTCAAAGTGTCATAGTTATCAGATTGAAATCTCGGTGTAATTTCTTGAAATGTAATCGACTGACCACTGTTAGCATCTTGCCTGGTACCGACGAAACCACCGCGTGATTTTTCAACATGGATGAAAACTTTTGATACTGAAACAGATAGTTCCTTTAGACCTTCACCGGCTGATGCAGTATCAATATCTAGTAGTTCAATAGCAGGTGTATATGGTAAGCCGACATGAACTTTGGAAGCTTCATTGACCAAAGTTATAGCGCCAGAAGCAACCACATGACCTGTCACTTCATTACCATCTGCGAGAACAGCAACCGCTTCACCCTCCAAATGGTCAAGACCACTGATGACCGTCGCAGCAGCACCGTCATAAGTCAACCCTGAGTCAACATAAAAACAATCCTCAACAACTTCAATTTCACGTGGTTCTAATCGTTCGACGTATCTTTTGGTGCCACCGTCAATTGTTCGTTTAACAGTCACATAAACAGCATCACGATTGTCTTCACTAATTACAGCGACTGACTCAAACTGACCATCTGTTGTGTGCTGATGCCAACCCCATACTTCATGCTCACGAAGGTAAGTCAATCCAAGTAAAACACCATCATCACGAACACACCACAAAATACCATAAGGTTCATCTGAATAGGCCATGTCAACTATCTGATTATTTTCAAATAGATGTTCTGACATAATCGATAAATCATTACCTGTGTATTTGTCACTACTAAATTCATAGGCTAAATCACGTATCCGAGCATTCTTCTCTTGAAGATACAATGCTGTTGAATTGATAATGACTGGTTTCACCCAGGATGCACCGTTATAAGATTGTATTCTGGCACCTGCATTTGCCGGTGTAAGCACTTTATCCTGACCATCTGTAACTACCCATTCACCACCTGATGTCAGCAATATAAGTGAATCAAGTGACAATATGTGTCTTATCTCATTCACCTGTTTTGCTACAATTGTGAAAGTAATAGCATCATCATCGCGTGCAGGATTAGATGTTCGAAGTGATTTGAAGTTACCAATTTGCGTGGTGAAAACTACTTGAGGTTCATTTGTCGTATTGGCAAAAATTTGACGCTGCTGATGATATTCAACAGTTGCTGGTTTGTTGTCTGACCCGGAAAAAGGTTGTCTGTCAGAGGGTGGTGCATCACTCGTTAATGGTGCAATGTTATAATCATCAAATGTATTGTTTTTTGAATCACCAATCCAACCATAAACATCTGTATCAACAGAATCTTCTTTATAAATTCTATAATAATCAGCACCGAATACTACATCCCAAGAAATACGAAGACCACCTGTTTGACTCAATGAGTCTGAAATAGTAGATATTTTTCTTGATTGTAGAGATTCGACACCTGAGCTATCAACAGCAGTAATCACATATGCATAGGTTTTTTTAAAAGTACCGAACCCATCACCTACTTTTGAAATTACAGAATCATCACTCCCAACCCAACCATCTGAAACATAAGTTGTATATGAACTTGAGTCTTCATTATCAAGTTCAAAAGTTGTAGCAGTTAAGACAGTGATGTTGAAAACTCGATTATTTAACTCAGTCATCCCAACTATAGTATCCAGTTTTTTAACATCACCAGTAGTAAAACCATGGGCAACACTAGTTGTCACCACGGCAGGATTTGCTTTTGTAACATTGGTTATATTATGAGTGACAATAGTTGGTGTAACGGGTGGCGCAACAGTTGCAGCATAATCAACATCAGTCAATGTCCAATTATCATCAGCCAATCGATTCAGATTAGCAGGGTCATGATCAGGATGAGTGATAGTCATAACATCTGCTGATTGAGTGTATCCAAGTCTGAATAGATCAGCCTCAGTGTAAGGTGTCACAAGCTCAAAAAGAGCAGGGCCACCCCCATTAAGGACAAAACCACCATCCTTGATGACTCGAACTTTCAAGTGCTCGAACACAAGCATATAAGTTTGAAGGGTATTAAAACTGAAGGGTATTAATTTGGCTACGCGAGTTTGATCATCCTGCTCACCGATGAAACGAAAACCTGGTCGAGAATAAACACCACCTTGAGCACGAACGAAGAAATTTTCACACAGGTTTAACCCTGTGGCATATTTTAATATATCAGACCGAGCCTGTAATGCGGGTGCAATTTCACCGGAGGTAAAACTGCGTTGTGTAATTTGAGCCACAAAATTTATCTCCTGACCGTTATGAATTCACTTTCAACAGGTTCTTCATAATCTTCATTGAAGTCATTCGCCATCGCAGATGACATGTAGTTTTGATAAATTGATAGTGAGTCACTACGAAGCTGACGACCTTCCTTTACACCTACAATAGGAACCGCTAATTCAGAGGCGAGAAGATGTGACAAAGCCATCACAAAGGTGGATGTGAACAATTCAGGATTAGTGGCATTTTTCGTGTAGTCAATATGCAAACCTGATTCATTGGCGCCGATTAATTTCACATCGTCAAAATTAAAAATCTCGTGTGGGATTCTGTTTCGAAAACTACTGATGGGAAGTATTTGACTGTCGATCAACCTGGATATGACATCAGCATCGGCGTTGGCCAGTTCTTCTTGTTCACCGATGAGACGATTGATCTTCTCACAGTCATTCGGGTAAACATAAGTGAAAGCCCAGTTGAAAATCTCAGTGGCTGAACTGGCGAGAGCTGCAATCGTTCTGTTAAACCCCCAGGCAGTTTCACTCAACATCATGTCACGAACTAAAGGGTATTTCAGCTTGCATGTTTGAGCTTGCAGACTACCTTCATTTAAATCATTGATTGTGCCACCACGGATGTTAGACAATGCAAGCTGACAAATTTCAACTTCAGAAGTCACGCTGAACCATCACCATATAAACGAATGGCCATGTCATCTGTCTCTCTGGAAACTTTCACAGATGTCAATTGTAACCTAACAGATTTGCTATTATGATCCTTGCTACTGTGTTCATGCTTACTGTCAACAAAAGCATAGCCACGAACCTCAACGACATCGCCGACAGCTAACGCACCAATACCCAAATCATCAACAAGTTCGTCATCGAAACTGATACCAGTACCATATGGATAATAATCGCCATCTGAACAACAGGTCAAACCATTGGATGACTCCGCCTGTTTTTTAATTTTGACCTGATCTTCGGGCATGATAATTAATCCTTAAAGGGTTTCAACAACAGGATCAGAAGAAGGTGCTGACTCACCGGCGCCAAGGAAACTGGCATTAGCAATATCAGCATTATCAGACTTCGCTTTCGCTTTCGCAGCTTTCGCAGCAGCTAATCGCTTTTTCTTTGCAGCAGCAGTTTCAGCAGGCATTTCACACAACCACGAAGGCATTTCACCTTTCTTGAAAGGTTTGTCAGTATGCAGAGTTTTCCGCTTACCAAGTGGATCATAAAGACGACCCTCAAAAAAACCTCGTGCTTTGACTCTATACTGTGGCATTTCTCTTTTCTCCGAATATTAAAAAAAAGATAGGGCAACATCCATATTGCCCTATTTCGTTGCTTTACGCACCGGTGACGTTAGTCTGGACACCCATTGTGATACCGGCTGTAATTTTACCAGCTGATGGTCCTGTACCGACAACCACATATTCCAAACCCAGGAATTGCTCAACAATGCCATTCGGCAAAAAGTCAAGGTTCAACTGTTTACCGACAACCAAATCTGCAAGTGCAATAGTCTGGCTGGCGATGGTTGTACCCAAAGCTGTAGTCGAACCAGTTGAAAGTTTAACTTCAAGTGTGGTCAGGTTATCAAAGGCTTCAGTGACCTGGGCCAGCAAAGGAATTTTCGCACCCTTGCCGATGTCCTGATTAAGTGCTGCTGCTGCACCGAAAGGTGTACCCGGTAAACCCAGGTCGATGACGTTCGTAGAATCAGCAGAAGCTGTGATAGCCTGATCATCTGAGAACAATTGTTGTGCTGATAAAATCATTTTACTTTCTCCAAAATAATTAAAAAAGAAACGGGTGAATTTAGATTCTTCACCCGTTGCTGGTTTTTAGACTACACGAGCCTCAGTGTTGATGATTGCATCAGTTTCACGAACTGGAATGCCTCGGTAACTTGAAACTTCTTTACCTTCAATTTCAGTGTGACGTAGACGAACAAAACTGTCACTGGCACCGGCGTTTGTCGCGAGTGCATCAAGAGCTTCAAGCACATCCCGGTTACAGTAGATACAAATCTTACCACCGGCGACACGTCGATTCTGAAGCTTGTAATAACCTTTTCGGAAAAAGTCATAAAGAGCGACTGAACCTGCTTGCATCAGAGAAACGTCGATATTAGCGACTCGAACCACATAACGCCAATCTTTCACATACATACCAAGGTGCCATGTGAATTTCTCTTCCATCGCATAGTAAGCATTTCCAGCATCATCAAGGACACGCTGTCGTCCCATGTCTTCACGCTGTACACCGGCTTGTGTACCTTTTGGATAAAGCAGGCCACATTGATTATCACCCCAGGTAACGAACCAGGCTGATGTGTTATCCGAGCCTGTTCCACCGGCGTCGATAATTTGATTACCGTTCGACGCAGATAAATCATTGAAGCGCGGTGCAAGACCCATGAATTCTTCAGGGTCAGATGCAGAGTTACCGTAGATCATTTTACTCTGCGCTTCGATAGACATCGCTTCGAGATACGCCATCGCTTCAGACAAACGAACAGCACCTTCGTTGGTTGACAGTTTGAGTAACCGTTCATCAATTGTACTCAGACCTTCCACGAAACCAGTGGTATCTTCAACCTGAGTAGTCCGACCCTTACTGTTCGGAATACCCTGGTAAAGCTTACCCCAGGTGACAGTCGGTAGACCTGCGCGAACGGTGTGCAAGTGGGTTGTACCTTTGTTACATTCGACCGCAATGGCGTCGTCTAACATCGGTGTCAGTTCCATCAAGATTTCGATCACAGGGTTGAACTGACCGCGACCATCTTGAAGTTTGTAAACGTCGATCAGATCGACAAATGTATTTCCTAAAGTTGCCATGATTATTTAGCCTCAGTTGTTCTAGCGTTTGGATAAAGTAACGAAATGGTGTCGTTAGCAGCATCTTTTTTGCCACCTGGAACACCTGGACCATCTTCTTTCAAAGTTGATCCAACACGAAACATGAAACGAACAAGTTCAGGGTGACTACCTACCCCGTATTCATTCAGTAAGTTTTTCAATTCTGGCGTACCAAATTTGTTGATAGCAAGCTGTGCAACTTTTGCATTTTCTTCAAATGCATCGCCGCCAAATTCTTTGTCGCTGGCTGATTGGGTATGCCATTCTTTCACCGTATTATCGAAAGCTTCATTTTGCGCTGTGACTGATGCTGTAATTTCATTTGCACGGATGTCCACCAATTTTTGCGCTTGTTCCTGTGTCAAACCCAGTTCTTGCATAACGGGTGAATAGGTGTCAAGTGCAACTTGATCAGTGGTCATTCCTTCAGGCAAAGTGAAATCGGCATAGGCTTCAGGTGCTGGTGTCGCATCGGGGTTAGGTGTTACATCGGGATCAGGTGCTGGCGTCGCATCTGGATCGGGATTCGTTAAAATTGTACCTGCATCAGGTGCTGGAGTTGCATCAGGTGCTGGAGTTGCATCAGGTGCTGGAGTTACTGGAGTTAGTGGATCAGCCATTTTCAATATTCTCAGTTAACATTTTCAAGTAATTAGCCGGTGAAACTTCTCGAACCATCCGGTGTAAACTCAGACCCGCTTCGCGTTGCCCACTGTTAAAGGCGTTTTGATAAGGGTCAATTTCAAACATAGTCTCAAAAACACCACACTTTTGCAACTGTCTCCAGATGAAATGACGACCATCAGTGGTGTTCATAGTGTTAAATGCACCTAATTGCTCAGAATCAAGCGGTTTTTGATGATTTGAATTTGTATTCGACATTATAGATTGGCCACTGCACCCAGTGCTGAATCCTCATTCAACTCAGTTTCAGATGCTGTTTTAGCAATACCGGCGATCTGCTCACCTGCTGCAATCTGCTGTGCCATTCTCAATTGTTCAGCTTCAGCTTCAGCCGATGCATTGGCATCTTCATCACTGACAATGACAGCCGGAGTTACACCGAGTGCATCAGCATATTCATCAATACTCTGGTTGATATTAATTTTGTGCCTGGCGTTCGGCCAAATAGCAGCAGCATTAGCAGCAAAACCAGTGATACGATCAATGGCATCAGTGTTCACTAACCGTTGTGCTTGTGCCAATACAGATACATATTCGACATTCAACTCAGTCTGTTTCAATTCCGGAGGCGGAGGCGGGAATATCCCGTTCCTTTGAGCTATGTTAAAAGTTCGATCAATAAAAGGATCAAGCAACTCAGTGTGTAAACGCTCAAGCACTGGTCCCAACATCAACAATTTTTCTTCATGTTTTTCTGCGACCTCACGCGCTGTGATCTGGCGTCGATCAGAATTAGCGAGCATTAAGAAAAGGTCTTCATAGAATGACCGCTTGATACGATCTTCCACATTTAAAATTTCAGCATTGATGACATCAATTCTAGGATTGTGATTACCATAGATTGATTCAATTTTGCCTTTGGTATCAAACCATAATGTCTCACCGGCGCGAGGTGTATTACCTTTCATCTGAGCCTTCATCCCAACAGGACCCTGTGTCGGTGGACTAACTAAAATGTCGATGGCCTGGTACTTTCTTTTTTCAGCAAGTTGTAAAGCTTTGGTGTCACCGAGTGCAGTCATACCCGGGCAATCCGTTGCATAGACATCTTCACTGGTGACATCCCATCGCGGCGACATTATTGCAAATTCATCAAACCCGGATTCACGTAAAAATTTATCTTTACCTGCCTGGTTACCTGCTTTTGATTCGTAGTAAACAGATCTAAATAATTTATCTTTCGCCATCGGACTATTACTGTCTCGATCGTCATTGGGTTCGATGACATGAACAATATCAATCCATGCTTCAGTGTTTCCGTCATCCCAATGTTTTTGAACCTGATCACTGCAATTTTCTTTGCCAAATTGTTTAACAACCTGACCAACTGACAATTGATACTCCCTGTAAAAACTATCGCAGACATTCTTACCGTTCATCGCGAGAAAGTAGCTACCAACAGTATATGGCCTACACCAAATTACATTCTCGAAATCTTTGAATACGCCGAGCGAAGCAGTACCAAAAACACCGAGTTCAGAATAGATTTGATGCAATGCGTTATAAGCATTTGATGAAGCGAATATCTGATACATGATTGTCTGAACTTCATGCAACCAGGTCTTAACTGATGTTATGTCATCCAATTTAGAATCACCGGAGCTCAGTCTGAACCAGGGACGCGCTGGTGACGTGATACCGGACATCATACCGGATGCCAATGTGCGAACAGATAAACGACTGGTGTTATTGATCTGCTTTGTGTTTCGCTTGTATCCCTTGTTTCGATCAGTTATCAGAAACCGACCACGATGCGCCAGATGGTAATCTGACAACTCCCCGTACAAATGTATGAAGCTCGAACGCTCGGAACGTAAAGCCTTCAGTCGTTTGTTGTAACTTCTAATTGTTGGCATGATTATCCTTTAGTTCGCAACTAATACTATTTCAAAATCAACAGTAGCCACAGTTGATGTGGCACCTTTGACCATCCAACCGATGTCGGTTAACTCATTAAACTTCTGACCACCTTTGAATTCTCCTGAGTGCTCACCTTTTACACCAACGGTTTCAACAACAACTCTCATGATACCCGTATAAGGTGCAGCAATTTCCAGTATCGAGTCTCGTTGAAAAAACAAAAAGTCCACAGGTTTTCCGCTATCGGTCGTTAGTACGTAGCTGTACACATAGGCAGTGAAACCCAGAGGCACAGTATATGCAGCAATCTGACTCTGACCTCTAGGGAAGTTTGCCGAAGCAGCAGCGCCATCTATCACAGCCCAGTCACCGCCACCTGTTTCTTCGACTACAATAGGGCCTTGGTGTGATCCTGATATTTGATTGGCATAAGTACCTGACGTTTCTACATGCATTCGGAAAATTCTAATGAAATCAACAATACCATCAACACCGGCTAAAGTACCATCGGTTGCATGTGGTAGTAGTATTTCTGTCGCAGGTGACCCATCAACAGAGATACCGTCAACACGAACAGATCGAGCACCTGTACCGTTTTGGTTGTCTTGAATATGGCCACCGGCTTTGATTCTCAGCTTCACGGGTGAATCAGCTTGTGGTGTTGGCCACACCGAGCCATGCGCCAAAGGTGTGTAGTCCGTAATAACTTCATCAGCCTTACCAAATTTATGAACTAATGAATGACCCTCAATTTCCCCTTCAGCTATGGCGTGAAAATAATCACCGAGTATCACTATCGGAGTCTCACTGACAATCAGTGACGACTGATCGGTGACAGCTAATGCCCAGATATTTGTATCGATTGAATTCAAATGAAGCGGTGCATCCTTACCACTGAGTGTATGGAATACCGAATTCCCTTTAGCCGGTTGAGTCAAGCTGATTGTAATACGCACTTCATCACGATGCGCTTGCAGCATCATTGGCCCGAACCCAATATTGACTTTCACATACTGGGTCGTATCCAGATTGACAGATACCGTTGGCATATTACTGACCTAAAAGAGTCTTGACAGCAGTGGCACCTGAACTTTGAACACCGCGCGAACTGGTCAATATTGTACTTCGACTCGATCCACCAGAAGCTGCTGCACGACGACGTTTGTCACGATCACTGACATCACCTGTATTGGTTTGAACAGGTGCTTCAGCAGCTTCTGGTGCTTTCGCAGGTGGTGGTGGCGCTTTTGGTGATGAACTTAAACACATTTCTGGATACCTTTTTTTCATGAAATAATCAAATACTATCACATCAATGAACAGAATCCATACAATCAAGAGGATTATAATCACTGAGTTTTTCATTGCTTCGTATGGATAAAGCAGCGTCGAGTTGACCCCGAGGTGATTCTAACAACGGTACTGGCATTGCGAATGTCAAATATAATGCATCGGCCCAATCCGGCGAAACACCGATTCGTTTCTTCATGTCCTTCTTACGTTCTAGCACCAGCTGATCTTTATCATTGTGCCAATAATCACGCGCAGTCAACTGTTCTTCAAGATCAATATGATCAGGTATTGATCCACCATTCATCAACCAAGTGCGACACCTGGAACCCATTTCAGCAGTTCGACTTTTGTAATGCAGTTCATCATCAGCATTCTCACCGAAACCGACACCAATGACATGATATCCGAGTTGAACCAGTCGATCAGCCATGGGTCCACCGATACCAGTTTCATCAAGAAAAGTTACATCAGGCTTATGTCGATCGAGGATCATAGTGATCATCGATATTACTTTCATTGAGTCACGTGACTTTTCACCGGATATCTTGTAAACCTTCTCAGATTTAGCATCGTTACCACGACGAAATTGAATGTAACAGTAATCATCGCCGCCGCGTGCAACATCAATCCCACAGATCAAAGGATCATTGCCCATGTATAAACCAGGACCCCGTTTCTGTGCATCAAACACATCATCGGAAGGTATGAACTGCATATCACCGGCTCGAGGGAACTTGCCCAACACACGCACTCTGAAGAAGTCAGAATCTTCACCCCAGTCTTTCAACCATTGTGCAATCAATCGTTTGTTGGTCATCTTCGCAGTGCGACTGTCAATTTGCCTGGTCGACCAACGATGTGATTGTTTGGTGAAGCATTCTCTGAATTTACCGGTGTTCCTGGTCGGGTTACCAAACACAAAAAACATAGGTTCACCGTCTGTCAATCCACCTTCTGCAACTTCCCATATTGAATCAGGTACAGCACTGGCTTCATCGAAGATATAAAATGGTGTGGAGTTGGCAGCATGTAGCCCGGCGAATGCTTCAGAGTTTTCTTCACGACATGTCTGAGCATCAACACGCCACGATTCAGGCCACGATTTATGATACAGCGACATCGAAGCACGGCCATTATTATATTCGAACCAGTGACCGACAATGCATCGACTGCGCCACTTACCGAGTTCACCCCAGGTTTTAGTTCGAAGCTGATCAGATGTGTTCGCTGTGACGATACCTTTCGCGTGTGGCCGGGTTGACATGATCCACAGAATGATCCAGGCAGTTAATGCAGATTTACCAATACCATGACCAGATGCAGTTGATTCCCTGATTGGATCAACAGGTTCGACACCATTGAACTTTCGATCGAGAACTTGTTTACCGATGTCCTCTAAAGTGTCACGTTGCCATTTGTCAGGGCCATCGAAACCCTCAAGGTCACCATAACCCCAGTCAAATGCCCACATGACCCAACCATAAGGGTTAGCGTAGAAACGGGAACATTCATCAGCAAGTACAAGATCCATGTGACCAGGTGCGTATTCGCCACTGGTCGTCATTGCCGATCTGATGGTCATTGGAGTTTAGCCTTTACCGTAGACACCGACAGCAGCAGCAGTGACTGATTTGGATACCTGTATGTCGATAGGACCTTCGATGGTCATAGAATTATGAGTTGCAGTTAACTGTCGAATCACACCATCCTGATACAGGTCACCGGGCGTGACAACACCATCTTCAACTAATTGGAATGTGACGACTTCAGCAGCAACCAGTTTACCTGATGAAACAGTATAACGTCTGTTAGGTCCAATGTTTAAAACCACTGCTGCTGCTGCTGTTTGTGCTGGGATTATTTCTTTCATGATAGTCTACCTATTAAATTTGAAATCATTTTTGATACTAATGGTTTTACAAATGACAGTGTTGGCGGGGTTACATCAGTGACGGGAATGACAACTGTTTGCACGGCGCCGGTTGCCAGGCTTGTTTCATCCCAGTCTGTTTGATTCCAGTGACGAACTTTGAATTTGTAAGTGCCAGCAGGAGGACTACCACCTGTTGTGATAAAGCCTGTTGCAGATACGCTAACAGTGTAAACAGTTGGTGTTACGCCGTCCGACTCGTACAGAATTGAATCATAGTGGTACTGATCACCAGTGACTGGAGTCCCTGTAATTGCAATATGACCACCGGTTTCAACTGGCGAGGCCAACTCGACAACTGCTGTATCAGCTTCAGGGTTAAAAGTAATTACCAGCATATCGCTAGAAGCTGAATCATTAATAATTTCAACGGCAACTGCATGACTAGCAGTTGTAAACGGCACATTACCCTGAACCAAATCACCTTGTACTGACACATCAGACCAAGAATCAATTGTAAAATTCGAGGTAATTGATCCGTCTGTTAAGCGCATTACCCCAGTGCCTTGTGCAGCCTCGAAATTCGTACCTGTAGTAACTACATTTGATTGATTGTTTACAAGCGTTTCATCGGTATCAACATCGGTGATTGTCACAGCCGCTGAATCAGGATCAATCGTGAAACTACCTGTTACTGCTAAATCCGTTCCACTGGTTGTCAGGATAGCGTTTGCAATATCGCCAATCGAAATAGTTTCTTGTGCTGTTATTGCATAAGCAGCTTCAGCGCCGAGTGTAATTGTTGCAACCGTGTTACTGGTTCTCACAAGATCAGCCGTTACGAAATTGGCTTTTACTTCTGCATCCCAGCCAGCCGCTTCCGCCTGGGCTGAGTCAATGGAAGCCAGCAACGCATCTGATTGAGCAATGGTACCAATCGGGCCTGTCCCTGCCGCGATAAACGTATCACCAGTCAGGGTGATGATTATAGTTTTACCGCCTGTGACAATATCAGCTTCAACAATGCTTGCAGTTGCTGTACCGGATATTGCTGCACTGATTGAAGACTGATATTCATGCGCGCCAATATCCCAACTTGACCGAGTGTTACCAGCCGCGTCGTAATCAAAAGCAAATATGCTGTCTGCTGATAAATCAGTAGCCGCTCCGATAGCATCTGTATCACCAGCGACTAACCGGAAGTCTAAGTTCGCCGCGTCTTCAAAAATCAGGGATGCACTGTTAATACCGCCGCTATCGCTGTAAGACGTCGCCGTTGTGTCTTCGGATAGATTGGTGACACTGCCTGTTTCTGCACCGCCACCGGCATAATCAGAACCTGTATTATTGTAACTAAGGTGATTTTTAATCAATGCTTGTGAAGATAAATTCACTATACCAGCATCGCCACCACCGTATGTATCGCAGTTATAAAGTACGTCACCAGCATTTATCGTGCCACCAGTTTGGAAACAATCATTCAGAGGATTAACAAAGACACAATTGACCCATATTCGCTGGTGTATGACTGTCGGGTTAGAGCAAAGGACTGCATAGGAAGAAGTACCACCGGTTCCAGTTACCTGCACTAAACAGTTTTCAAACCTGGCAAATTCAGTAGCGGCTAAATTAGATGCTAGTGCTTGCCTGGTGTTTGTCGTGCCATCATTCACTATCTGCACATTTTTAATAATAACATCAGTGTCAACATTTACTTCATCGTTACCGCTCATTAGTAGACGATATTCATTGTCATTGTCGCCGTACCCTGAATAATCGCCGGTTACGGTTACGGTGTAAATGCCGACAGCGTAACCATCAAAAGTAACTGCCGTTGTATCATCTGCTACACCTTCACAGTTGATTATAATGTCTTCAGTCAGAGTTGCCGGGATATCCGCTACGGCTTCACTTAATGTTTTCCATGCGCTATCGGCACTACCATCTGTTTCGTTAGTAGTACCATCACCTGATGTGGAATTGTCAGTATTTACATAGACCGTCTGAACCATTACACATCACCTATGATCGGATAACCTGAAGGACCATGGATGTTGGGAGGAGTCTTGTTAAAAATCCTGAAATTATCCTGATCGAAATATTTAATACCTGAGTGATCCGGCTGCGCTTGATTGTTTTTAAGTGTCATACGATCAATACCCGCCTGTGAATCTGCATTGCCACCGCTAATGTCTATATTATTCGCGTCACAAACTAAAATGTCATCGATAAACATTCTTAATGCACCGTCAGTTTGATCGGTATCCATCCGTATATACATCTCGATATCATGGAACAAACCGTCAGAGGTTCTACCGAAAAAGTCCGTCCAATCTATGCTGTCTGCTATATTATCGGCTAATTGCCCATTGGTGCTTGTTGCAAACCAAAACCGACCTTGCGCGGGTTCTGGTATAATCCATGACCCAGCCGCAGCATAGATATATAACCATTTATCGTAAGCAGGCCCGGTTGCACCATAATCGAAACCGAGCTCGTAACGCATCTTGTACTTTATCCAAATTTCTTTTTGTAAATTAGTAAATGAAAGTCTGTTGCCAAATGATTGCTGATTAGAGGCTGAACTGCCTATCCACATTCTATGGCCATAGTCACCAGAATTGTTAGCCGCTGCCAGGGCTTCGGAATCTTCTTTTGTCGCATCGCCATCAGGCCCACCGACCGTGCCAGAAACTGCAATCCAATTAATACTATCCAGATTGTTAGTGTCGCAAGCATCCCCTGAGCATTCAACAGGGTAACCCGCCGCCGCATCGAAATCCGTACCCCATACGCCATCAGTAAATTCACCGTCATGAGTAAATACAGCGCTGGTTGATACTGCTGACCGAGTAGTATCTGCCTCAACATGACAAAAATGCCGGTAATAATTAGTTGAGGTGCTTAAACCGAAAACCAGCGACAGATTAAACCCTGATGCTGTTATTGTCTTTGTACTAGTTGTAATAGCCGCGGTGCCTAAATGATCTTCTCCATCAATTACTTGTTGTGCAGTCGGGGCCGTTGCTGAAGTCGTGACGACTGAATAAAGAATACCATTTGACCCAGTTGTATCGACCGAATAACCTGTTGGATTAGACAAAACTGAAACTACTGTCGGCACAGAAGTACCGCCGCTATATATGCCGCCCCCTTGTGCGACAGGATTATGCGTTTGTGCGATTACTCTACCCATTAACCAATTCCAACTTTACAAAAAAGAAATTTCATCAGTGTCACCATGCATGCGTTTTCGACCGCGAAGCAATCTCTCCATCACTTCTTTGTCACTGTTGACTTCAACCTTCTCAGCAGCGAATGCGTCAACGAAAACATGTTTAGCGACTAAAGTCAATGCAGTGTTGCTGGCGCTGATGTTTCCCTTTTGGCGTGCGATGTAGTGATTATCTACCGCTTCCATCAATACCCACTCAGCATCGATCTGAGAGGCGTCCAGTCGCTGTGATATGACACGCTGAATAGCAGCAGCAACATTAGGTTTATCTCGCAGAGTGTAGCCAGTCTCAGCCGCATACCCAGCAGCTTTCGCAGCACGCCGGGCATCCCAATCTTTGGTGTACTCGATGACGAACTGAGCTTCCTGGTGTGATAGACCAGCTAATTCAGTGATGGTGATTCGAACTGGCATTGATCACCTGAGAAATCGCTTTGGAACAAAAAAGGCGCGTTTGATTTCATCCTCAGCATTTTTCATCAAAGTTTCAAACTCATTGATACTAGGTTTCAATGTAAACCATTTGATCTTAGGTGGAAACATACAAGGTATGGTTACATGTTGTAATTCCTTTTGAGTCATAATGATTACCTGGCAGTGGATGAATCACCGGAGTTTATCACAAGGGTTATGGTTGTCGATAGTTTACGTTTTTCTCTCAACTTCAAACCGAGTTCACGCATTGTCACAGGTAATGCACCATTGTGAATTGCTAAATCTCGTTTACTCAAACAAATATCAAAATGCTCACGATATGTACCTGGTTCCTGTAACCATTTTCTCTTGACACCGGTGGTATCAGCCATTGCTAACAACTCCCATGTGTCATCGGCAATCATGTGACACATTTTCATGCGACCATAACTTGCTTTCATATTGTCAATATAAACTGTCATCACCGGATATTATCACAAATTAAATCAACACAGAAATTGTAAGTCACCAATAAAAGTGGTCAAAAAGTGATCAATAATCAACATTTTCCTCGCAACCAACCTCAGACATACACCCTTCCAAAAACTCCAAGCTGACGGTTAAGACATGTTTAAAATCCCAGCTATCAATATTTCGTTCAAGGTTGGTTGTTTGACCAAATTAGCACTATTTCACCAGTTAAATCAATAACTTACTGTCGCTTATATCTATAAAGGGTAGGGTATATGTTTAGTAAGAAAAGGTAATAATATCAGTAACTTATCACATATATCCCAAAGGTATAGGGTGGAGGTGGAACACAGAAAATGTTTATCCTTACAAATCAATGACTTACAAAGAATTTACAAGGAGAATGTTCCCAATTTACAAGGAAAATGTACACAGAAAATGTTTTACACAAATAATAACCCTACAAAAATAAGTAGTTTAAAATGACATACACCCTTTAGCGATTTAGGTTGCTTGCGAGATTGGTGTTAATTACAAGGAAAATGTTTATTGACAACTATTAGGGTCTAATGTTAAGGTGTGCATATCAATTAACAGCAAACCAGCGAGATAAACGAAATGCCAACAATCTACAGAAATGAGTCCGAAGCTATCAAAACAGGGAAAAAGTATACTTTTGATAGCGGTAACGGGTATTGGATTGTCTGGGACTACTCAAAGGTTTAATTTAGTTAGATTAATCACTTTAAATTAACCAACACAGCGAGGATAAACATCATGGAACAAGAAATTTTAAACGAAATACTGGCGAAACATAAATTATGGTTAAACAACGAAGACAACGGTGAACGTGCCAATCTCACCAGTGCCAATCTCACCAGTGCCAATCTCACCAGTGCCGATCTCACCAATGCCAATCTCACCAATGCCAATCTCACCAATGCCGATCTCACCAATGCCGATCTCACCAGTGCCAATCTCCGCAGTGCCAATCTCAACAGTGCCGATCTCTTTGGCGCCAATCTCAACAGTGCCGATCTCTTTGGCGCCAATCTCACCAGTGCCAATCTCCGCAGTGCCAATCTCTTTGGTACCATCGGAAATATGGCAGAATTAAAATCAGGTCAATTTGAGAAATATAGTTTTGCATACACTAACCAGATTTTACAGATAGGTTGTGAAAATCACACTATTACAGATTGGTGGTCGTTCGACGATAGAACCATCAATGCTATGGATCACGGTGCGCTTAAGTGGTGGAGAGTTTGGAAACCTATATTGAAACAGATTATTGAAACTTCACCGGCTGTACCAACTGGTTTGAAATCATGAATAAACACGAAAAGTTCATCATCATCGATAACGACGGTGAAGCCATCAAAGCACACCCCGGCGACACTATGCCGATGTCATTTGACACCTGGAAAGAAGCTGAAGCTAATCGAATGGCTGGTGTCACTGCTGGTGTCTACACCTGGGATGATAAACAAGGTAACCCCCAGTGCCATGTCAAGCCAATGTCAGTACCCATGCTGATTGCCACTGTTGCTGATGATATGAGAATCAGTGATATTATCGTTATTGACCAGGACACTATCTGTATGGATGATGAAGGTACCGTTGGTTGGTCTTATCATAATATTGCTTACGCTTATTTGGATATGGATGATAAATTGGTGATCAGATCTAATGACGGTTGTAGATCTAATGGTAGTGCTCAACAGCTTGCACGTACAGCCATCGACAACCGCATTGAACAACTGAAACTGAGGTATCCAAACAGTGCCGAATAAAAAACCATCACCAGGTGCCCAGGCAGTGAAGCGACACTACGACAAACGCAAAGCTGCTGGCCTTCAACATATCAAAGTTTGGAGTCACCCTGGTGAAGCTGCTGAAGTTCGCCAAACAGCTTCAGAAATGCCACTCACCAAAGCGATATTGGAGAAACTGAAATGAAGAAAGTAATCCTGTTCCTGCTGGTTGTCATCCTGGTTCATCTAATACTCAATGCTGAATGGTTACCTGGTGTATTGTTCTGCTGGGAACATCACGAATATGAATATTATTGCAGGGTAGGTGAGTAATGCCATACATTCTATATTCGCAAAAGAACAATGGTAATGGTCAACCTGTCAGTGACAAAATACCACACGAAAACCACACCTGGGAGACTATGGACGTTGCTAACCTGGAAATGAAAGAGGTGATTCAAGGGCTTCATCGACAGGGTAAAACTGTTCATCATCGAGCTAAGATTGCATTCGCAACCGTGGTATTAGATCACGGTGATTACATTAACTATTGGGTAAGAAATCATGGGTAGATACACGCAACAATTGAGCAGAACTAATACGCTGCTGAACGATAAAAATTTGAAACTGGAACAGGAAGTTCGGGATTTGAAAATAGCTATAATGAGTTGTTGTTCTGATGAACACATTCTATCTGACCATCATCAGTTAACTGATGATGATTTCATTAAACTTTTTATATCCCGATATGGGGGAAAATCATGATCAAGCAAATTATCAAAGACGCCGATATCCTGGAACAGCCAGTGTCACGTGAACCATACACCAAAGAAGCACTGGCCGAAGTGGTCCAGGACCTCAAGGATACGGCCACACACGCCGCAAAGCATCCACCGGGTTGCCTCGGGTTAGCCAGCAATCAGATCGGGCACCTGAGACTGCCTGTGATCGTTGTACGGCTTCTGGATGAATGGTATGTGATGATCAACCCGGTGGTTACTAAAGCCTACGGTGGTAAGAACTGGCAGCGTGAAGCCTGTCTGTCGTTCCCGGGTAAGAACACGAAGATGCAGCGCAATAAGCGTATCAGGGTGAACTACGTCGACGAAGACGGTTGCACGCACCCTGATGCAATGTTCTCTGGATTTAAAGCAAGGGTCATTCAACATGAGATTGACCATTTAAACGGGATACATATTTAGGAGATAGTGAACCATGAACACATTAACAGTGATAGCAATCTACGTCCTGATATCGATAGTAGTCAGCCTCGGTGTTGGTGCATTCATAAAATTTGGCATGGGTGATGACGATGACAACAATAGACGGTTGTGAGAAGTATCAACGCGGCGATCAATGGTTTTGTGATCGATGCAATTTAGTATGGGACATCGATGACCATGAGCCACCTGACTGCCTACCTATCGAGAAACCAGATGTCACCGGTGAAAGAGCCTTTGACCAAATTAAACACAACTTAGGATTATTTGATAATGACTGAATCAATATTCAACGGTGTGAAGCCTGAACTCGATACCACGTTCAAAGCTGAAGGTAAGCAATGGGTAGTGGCTAGTATTGCGCCACCGTGTATTGTGGTCGGTCGCCTGGTTGGTATCGGCACACCCACATCACCAGAACATATAATTACTGTTAGGGAGTCGTTTGAATGATGAATCTATTAAGTGGAAGTGCTTTTAAAATGGGCAAACATTTGGGTTTTTGGTTTCGTATTTGTGGTTACGGTTTAGCGGTATCGACAATGACGCCGATGTTTTCAGAGCGCAATGGATATAGGCGAACAGTTCGAATATTTGGCGTGAAGCTAGAAGCGCTCACACCATAACCATAAAAAAAACCCGGCACAGTAGCCGGGTTTCATTTTGTCGAGTAAGTTCCTAATTTAGCTTTGCCAACCAACCTCAAAATAGGCGCGATTGGCAACCAGGGAGAACGGTGACAACTGACGGTTTTCATTTTGCCATTTGTCAACATCAGTATTTCCACTGTGTCCAGGCTGTGCCGTAACAATTAGATCCAGGTCATCAACAGCGGTGAAAGGCTCGATCGAGACACTCTCAACTAGATCAACACGAATGACTTCAGTGTTCACTGGCACCGTGGAATCCATCTGCATCACCGGGTTAGAATATCCTGTGTCAATGGCCATGCCTACTGACTGAAACATCAACATTACTGTGAAAAAAAGACTTACAATGAATTGCTTCATTTAACTTACCTCCAGGTTGGGTTTAAAAAATGTACACTTTTTGCTTGACCGATACTATATCAACAAGAAATTTTCTTCAAACTCTTTTTCACCCAGGTAAAATTCAAAACCATTATCTCTTAGAATATAATAACCGCCCTGTGCAGGGTTATACGTTTTGATGAAATCATAGCCGATTGGTATCGGTGAAAGGGCCTGGTTCACTGGATCGATGTAAAAATTACCTTCACCATTGTATTTGATTTCCTTGATCTGCACCGCTGATACAGTCATTTGACATCGGTAGACTGGTAAATTATTCATGGTTCAATTCCCAAGGTGTCAATATTTGTGATGATTTAACATAAAGAGGGTGTCGAGGATCACCATTTTTAGTTGTTCCCAGGCACATTATTTTTGTTGGCGTTTGTTTAAGCAACCTGTGAACGTGTTTAATTCGATTTATCTTCGCATTACCACCCCAAGCAACAATAACAGTTTCATGATCTGATACTATTCTTTTGATCCATTCATCATTATCTGGTCCAACAGGTTCAGAAACTTTCCATAAATCAACCGGTTTAGTTGCTCGATATCCATAAGCATTAACTACAACCAGTGAATTGAAACCAAAACCTTTTGCAAAGCTGATACACCGACGAATGGTTGCGTCATCTTTATCAGCATCTGCTGTTGAAGGGTTAAGCATAATGAAGACAACACCACATGGGATAAAATTTAATTCGTTTTCAAATTCACGAGTTAACCAATATCGATATTCCCCACAGTCGCTGATTAATGCATTATTCATGGTCACCTTTTCAATGATTTAAAATATCGATTGCTTCTTTTACTGACCTTATCTTTTCTCAAAGTAGTCAGATGCCACTTGTCACAATGATTACATTTATACACTTTCATTTTCCTTAGATTTTTATTACCAACAGCAAGCAACTTGATATCAGCTTTCGCGTCTTCTTCACTGTTGTATGTCATCTTGTTGCACATTATTTTGTCCAGTTAATCCGGGAATTACTTTGTTATCGGGCCGATGTCCTGTTAGTTATAGTGTTATAAATCAAACATTCATTAGTATCGATTCAATTGCTACTACTTCCAAAATAGATCCTTCTCTGCTAATTTCGTAATAGATGTCCGTGCCGTTTTTGTTATTGATTAGTCCGCGTGATTGCAGTTCACTTCTAACCATGTCGGTTAATTCAGATTCATCAAATACGATCTTTGTGGTTTTTACTTCTGTTGTTTCTGTTCCCATAGTATTCGCCGTGATTTATAACAATTAGTTGAAAATGGAGCGTCATACAGCTTGCTCCGGTTTTAGTTCTTACTGCGCCCATTTAACAAAAGGGTTATGAGGCATCATCATTTCACAATCTGCAAAGTTGCCTGGCCGCGTGCCTCAGTCATCTGACGCTCGTATTCCAGGTACAAATCTGTTGAACTCATTGCTTCATACTTCTCACGGTTTCGTAGCACCCATAGGCGTACAGGCTGACTCAGGCGATATGCTCGAAGTTGACTGAATGAACCCAATTCTTTCAAAGTCATACCTACTTTAATCGGTGTGAAATACTTACCGTCAACATACATATCCATTTCAGCGAAAGCTGCACCGGACATCAGAGTGTGTGACATGTCACTAGCAGTCAGTATATCGCATCTGAATGCGCCTATTTGCTTCTGAATGAAATTATCCATCGTTTGCTGCATCGGTGATTTCGAAGCTTCCTTGATGTCTCTCAGGAACTCAGTCATCGGTGGCGCCTGGCTTGGGTTGAAGTCAGACAGATCCACCTCATACATCAAGTGGTATGCGACATGCTGCCAGCCACCGGATTTCATCCAATCCCAGCGATCATTCCAATAGGTTAACCACTCTGGGCGCATGTTGTCGAATTCATCACGGATATTCAGATCGCACCATAACGCATAAAATCGCCGGGACGTGCCGTTCAATCGTAACGGCATCAGGCTATTTGTGGTCATAGTTGCATTGATGATGTTTCTGACTTTGATCGGTTTGATTGATTTCTGATTAACTCTGAATGTATCCGGTGGAGTAGCTGCTAGTGATTTTAATTTGTTGCTGACTGCCATCGCTTCTCGACGATCACCGAGCTCAGCTTCATTGACATGTAGGTATTTAGTTGACAAAACATAATCGTTAAATCCACTAAGTAGTTCTTCACCGTCGATGACTTCGTAGTTCTCACCCATTGCCCTTGTTAGCGGGTACAGTATGAAATCCTTACCTGCACCTTCGCCGCTGCCAAACAACAACATGTGATTTATTTTGATATCAGGGTGTCTGATAGTGTGGGCCATCCACTGCTTGATATGCTTCATCGACCCGCGCCAACCCATAGCATCGAAATGACTTTCCCACCGTCTGACGTCGCCCTGTACACCATATGATTGAGTTTTTTCACTCCAGGTGTTAGCAAACAGCGTACCTTTTTCTTCGAATATTTGTGGTTTCTTTGGTGCGTAATCTATTCGATCAACTTTCTTAACTCGACCGTCCTGGAGTGCAATCTTTTTTGCTTCAGCTTCTTCATGACTGAAACTGTTTTGAAAAGCATCTGTGGTGAAAAATATTCTGGAATTCCAATCATAAAATTGATTCAATTCTTTGACGAAAACAACATTATTGAAGAAATTAGCTGAACTTACTTTCTCACCGTACCACTGTTTTCGAAGATCTTTCAGAATCTCTTTTAATTCGCCCTTGCCCCAGTTCATATTGTCAGCAACCTTCTGATGCCAATCCATCTGATCAACTTTGTCCAGGTCCTCGACGTGCTTCAGCAGGGTACATGCAATCGTTCGAATTTCCTTTGACCCGGGATGGCCACGTTTCATTTCATCGTACAGCAACTGCAATCCATCGACGGACACAGGTTGTTGTGTGGGTGCACTCGGAGAGTCGTAAAAGAAACTGATTGGTTCTTCAGGTATTGTCACCGGCGTCAAAAAACTAGGTTCAAGAACTTTTTCAAATTCCTTGCTGATCTGCCAGTTTTTTAAATCAGTAGAAAAGGTTGCTTCAGATTCATCGATATAACGAAGTAAGTCATTACCAGTACGATGCTGACAAGAGCCGTGGTGACACTTAAAACCGATAGAATTATCCCCGTTTGTAAATACTGCGCTACCGCTATCATCAGCATCTGTATGATCATCAACCCAAGGACAAGTAATATCAAAACGCCCATCGCTTCTTTCTTCTTTTATGTGAATAATATCTGGGATATTAATTAGTGGATGGTCAGTAATATCAGCAGCACCATCAACCCGACTTTCACGCCTAGCTGCATTCAGATCGACATGAAATGGTGCAGCTAATTGTTCAATTGTTACCCTGCTGAATGGTTGCCACAAAGTGATATTGCATTTGAATGGTTGGCCATTCACCAGCTTTGATGCTTTCGTGTTAACACCTTCGGGTAGTCGAACGTATCGAGTCACACCTTTCATGCCAGGATCTTTACCATCGGGTGCAAGGCCATTAGCAACTAAACCGTCGAGTAAATTTTCAACCTGTGCTCGTTCGGTGCAGGGTTTATCTAAAATGTAACCCCATTGCTCTGACCCCTGTGACGTTTCAAGTATCCATGATGGTGTCGGTAGCTTTGTCACTTCTTCAAGTGACAGTTTTTCTTTGACGTCATCGAGCACGATTACAGGCGTATGTCTGAATAGAACTTTTCTTCGACGTGCCTGGTTATTATCATCACAGTAGAAATTACTGATGGTGAAATACTGGTTGGTGTTGGGCTTCAGATTGTATCGAGAGAAGTAATCACCGGACCAGGCTTTTAAATGTTCACCATCGGGAATGTTGCCAGGGTCATGATAGAAATCAGTGACATGTACCCAAGGTTCATCAGCACCAAATAATGCTGACAAGAATTCTTGATTAGATAGCATTTAAACTATCCGATGTGCATAAATCCAGTATTCAGTGTCGTGCATTGATCTTACTTTGAGCTTTTCTCCCATGATACATATCACAGTTGCACTCACCTGAAAGTTACCATGTTTGACCTTGATTTCACTTCCAGGCTCATACGATGCTTTCAGTGCCTTTTCTAAATTCAATTCAGCTTTTTGGATATTGTTTAATGCCACTCTGACTGCTTTGTTCATTTTATTCTCGCCTCTGAAGTTCTAAACGTACAATAATGATGTTGTATTAGATTGTCAAATAAAATGTTGACATGTTACACAATGTGATATTAGACTTGTCTCACGTTTTAACACCTGGATCAGGATAATGACCGAAGAAAATCGACTGGATGCTAACCTTCATTGTAAAGTGAATGCTGCTGAAAAAGAAGCATTCAAGCAAAAAGCTATTGCCACCGGTAAACCCTACCAGGTATTAATCCGAGAAATGATGCACGCCTTTAATGAGGGTCGATTGCGTATCATACCAACCGAAGACCAATCAAATTCTTTAGGAGAATTGTACAATGTCACTGGAAAATAATATCAAACGTATCGCTGATGCGCTGGAAGCAATAGCCGCTAATAATGGCGCCACTTTGGTAAAACCTGCTGCTCCTGCTGCTGCTGCTCCTGCTGCTCCTGCTGCTGCTGCTGCTGCTGCTGCTGCTGCTGCTGCTGCTGCTGCTCCTGCTGCTGCTGCTGCTCCTGCTGCTCAAGGGTCAGTGCTCACCGATCAGGCAATGAACGACATCCTGGTTGCTGAATTCAAACGTATCGGTGACCGTACTCAGATCGATGCAATCATGACATCAATGGGTGTCACAGGGGTTACCGGTCTTACTGCTGAACTGCAACAGCAACTAATCGCCGCTGTCAAAGCTATCGCAGCATGAGCCAACACGCTCGCTTAGGGCCTTCTAATCACCGCTGGCCGCATTGTGCAGGGTCAGTGCGTGAAGAAGTTCAATATGTTGATATCGCTGGCCCACATGCTATCGATGGCACTGGATCACATCTGTTGCTTGAAATGTGTTTGCAGAATAATGTCAGTGCTGTTCAATACGACCAGCAGATCATTGGCGTGAACCATGAAGATCAACCTAACGGTTGGTTGATTACACCTGATCGAATCAAACGTGTGCAGATGTGCCTGGATTATATCACCCGGCGAGTGAATGAACTCAAGGAACAGTTTCCAGGGTGCAATGTCTCAGTCGAAGCTGAAGCACGATCAAACCCCGGTGAAGCTTTCGGTCGTGATGATTGGTGGGGTACTTGTGACATCACGATCACTGCGCGACACCCGATGACTGGCGAAGTTTATTTTATCGAAGTTTGTGATTATAAAGATGGTCGAATGTATGTTTCTGAGAAAAACAACTCTCAGTTAACTGCTTATCTTTTCGGTAAAATGTTGAAGCATATCAAAATAGCTGATCACATGAATCAGGGTCTTGTTGATAAATGGCCGTTGTTTAGAACTAACACTATCGGCGGTTTCAGAATGTCGATCTGTCAACCGAAAACCAACCCAGTCATCAGGTATGTTTGCACCACTCAACCTGATGACAACATGAGTATGGAATCTTTAATTCAATCAGTTTATAAACTAGCTGATGCTGCTGAATTAACCGATGATCCAAACGCATTATTGACACCGGGTAAACATTGTCGATGGTGTAAAGCTAATCCGAAACGTGGCGGTCATTGCACCGCTGAAACTGACCAATCATTATTAACGGTGGAGAATATGAGCACTGAAATTGTAACAACAGGAACTGAGCAAAGTTTGTTTGAATACATCAACAAAGCTGTTGCTGATCCTAAATCACTAACCGTCGAACAACTCGGTGAACTAGCTGATGCTGAAGCAGGTTTTCAAGCTGCATTTGACAAAGTGAAAACTGAAATTGAAGATCGAATTGATCAGGGTATTGCAGTGCCTGGTTATGCAAAGGTGCCTGGTAATGGCTCAAATGTTTACAGTGTCAGTGATGAAGTAGTTGAAAAGAAACTGAAAGCATGTCGCCTGAAGAAAGGTGATATTTATCCGGCCAAATTAATTTCACCGGCACAAGTGATGAAGCTGAAAGAATTGACTGATGTTCAAAAAGAACGCCTTCAAAAAGAAATCATCACTCATGTCGCTGGTAAGTTGACACTGAAGCAGGTTGAACGCACCAAAGCAGTTGAAGCAGGTAAAGATGCTGATCTGATGTTTGCTGATGTGCCGGTCGCTGATGACAGTGTTCCTGGTTGGGTTGCTGATGCAACACTCGGTGATGCAACACTCGGTGATGCAACAAAAGGGGTAATCGATAAAAGTATCGCTGCTGCCAGTAACCCTGAAACAACTGAAGAAATTTCATTTTTCTAAACAACGAAGAAATTTCATTTTTCTAAACAACGAGGTAATCAAAAATGTTAATTAAAGGTATTTTAAATTTTCCAAACCTGTTCACTGCTAAAATGGCACAGGGTGCAACTGAAGCGAAGTTTGGTGTAGGTGTACTACTACCGCCAAATGATCCTCAAGTGCAGACTATTTATGCTGAAGTAGAAAAAGCAAAGCTGGACACTTACCCATCGGGTTTCACCGGCGCCGATGTTTGTTTCGATTTGTATGAAAAAAAAATCGGCGCAGACAAAGAATATCATGATCCACGTTTTGTCGGCTGGTGGTTGTTTACCTGTTCAGCAAAAGCTGATGATCGACCAAATGTTGTCGATATGGCGCGCCAACCAATCATTGACCCTGGTTCAGTTTTCGGTGGTGTAGTTGCTTATGTCAGTGCCGGTATCAGTGGATACACTAAAGGTCGCGGCGGCATTGGTGGTTGGCTGAATGGTGTCATGGTCACCGCTGAAGAACCACCCATGGGAAGGTTGGATAATAAACCATCGGTTGAACAGATGTTTGCAGGTGTCGCCGGTGGACCTCCTACAGCACCAGTAGCAGCACCAGTAGCAGCACCAGTAGCAGCACCAGTAGCAGCACCAGTAGCAGCACCAGCACCAGCACCAGCACCAGCACCAGCACCAGTAGCAAGCACACTGGTAATGACAGCAGCTGCGAACGGTGTGACCTATGAGCAGTACATGGCCACTGAAGGTTGGACTGATGAAATGCTGATTGCACAAGGTCTTGCTATTCGACCATCATTTGCCTGATCTTCTCGCTGAAGTTTGCCCTGTCGAAAGGCAGGGTGTTTTTTTTCGAGACCACTTTGTATAGGTTGAGCGCAACTAAGCCCTGTGAGTGGCGACACGGCACCTGCAAAGTGGTCTCGAAAGCAACCATTAACTCAACAAAGGTGAAACAATTATGAAAACAACAATTGAAATCAAATTAAATCCTTTTGATGTACCTAACGTAGTGCATGAAGATCTACCACTGATACCAGCAGCACCAGCACCAACACAGGAGTATCAACCTAGATTTGTGCGGCAAAACCTGACTCTACCATTATCTGATTTATCTGCTGAAACACTGGATAAAATGTGTGAAGAGTTTACCAAAAGTGTATTTAAAAAAGCCGGTAAAATCAGACCACCATCGATAGTCAATACCCCTGATCGCAACGATTAAATGAACCCCGATTTCCTTTTCAACCTGTCGCCGGGTGATATCAGATATGACATTGAAACATTTCCGAATGCTTTCACTTGTCGTTTCCTGCATCCCATCACCCGGCAACGGTGGGGTTTTGAAATCAGCTTCAGGCGCAATGACATCCAATCATTCTGCACATTTCTGGAAGTATTAGCACAGCAACAATGTCGCATGGTTGGGTACAACAGCATCGGGTTCGACTACCCGGTGATTCATTTCATCTATCAGAACAGAAACTCGTGCATCAGTGTTGGTGACATTTACACCAAAGCAATGTCAATTATCGACACACCTTATCAAAATAGATTTTCTCACATGGTTTGGGAGTCTGACTGTATAGTTGAACAGATTGATTTG